CCGCCTCTCCAGCCTTGGCCAGCGCCTCGGGCCCGCCCTCGAGCGTTTTGATCCACTCTTTGGAAATGCCGGCGATCTCGGCGATCTTTTGCGCATCGAGCGGCGTTTTCGCGTTCGCGATCAGCGAAGCAATGCCCTTCATCGCGGTCGCGACGTCGATAACGTTGCCCTTGGTGTCCTTCCATTTGATGTTATTCGCGTCGAGCAATTTCGTAAGTTCATTCTCATCACGGTTTGCGTCGTTGAGCTTGGTTGCGACCGTCACCAGATTCTGGGCGGCTTCTTTGGACGAGAGCCCGCCCTTGGTGCCGCCCGCCATCAATTCCTGAAACGACTCGACATCGATGCGCGCGAGCTTGGCTTGATCGCCGAGCTTGGCCATCGCGGCGATGTTCTCGGTCACCATTTTCAACAGGCCGGTCATCGCCTGGAACATGCCCTGACCAAAACCTTGCGCCAGCCCCTGAATGACATTGGCAGCAATGCCGATGTTGGCGTTGTTGAATTGCATTTGGATGTCTTGAACCGCGCTCGTGGCAATGCGCGTTGCCTCATCCATCGACGCTTTGAACGGATCGAGGTTGACGCCGACAGGAACAATCAGGGAATTCGCCACCTTTAGAAATCCCCGAGCGAGTGGCCGAGCGCCGCCTTGTCGTAGGGATAGACGGTCGTGCCCTTTGTGCCGCGCCCTGGCCCAGCGCGTTGATCGAGCGTCTGTTGCGCCGGGTTTGTTTCGCCCTGTTGCCGCACAACGTTGCCCTGATTCAGTTCCTCGACCGCTTCCCAAATCGCGGCCTCGATACGCTGGCGAATGCCGGCCGATTTGGCGCGATACGTGTTCCAGAAAAACGGGCGCGCGTGTTCCTTGCGCGTGCCGAATTCGGTCGCCATCGCGTAATCGTAGCCGTGCACCGTCGTCGCGGATCCGCCGGCTTTCACCCAAAAGACAATCGACGCAAATTTGCTTGAACCTTCGTCGACGCGGATCGAGCCGCGCAAATCGCCATGCCGAACGTGCACGCGCAATCGCATTGCGTCGGCCAGGCCGTCCGCCTCTTTCTTGATGACTGCGCGCACCTTCGCCTGATTCCAGCCGTCCCGAATAACGTGCATCGCTTCCTTAAGCTGGTTGTGCGTCATCAATGGCACGGTCGGCATTTCCTTCGGCCTTTCCGAGCTCGGCGCCGCGGTGCGCGGCCGCCAGGTCAATCAAGTCATCAAATTCTTGATCGGTCATCGGTTGCGGCTCGGGCTCGGCGCCGTGCACCGCGTTCCAGCCGTCGACCATCGCGGAGAATTGCCAGAGCGAACAGCGATCGACCTGGTCGGGCGAGAAACCTAGTGCACCGCCAAGTCCATAGATGGCGGAGAAGATGAGGCGGTCGGTGTTGCCTTCTCCGCTAGCGGTTTTCCCACCGGGTCGTCCTTCACACCGGCGAGTGCCGATTGCATAACGGTCGCGGCGGCGAGCATGTTCTCGAGTAACGGTCGTTCCTCGACGTATCGTTTGACCAGAGCGAGCGCCTCGAATGGCTTGGTTCCGCCACCGATCAGGCCGAGACGCAAGATCTCGCGCACGTCGTGCGGCCAGGCATCGCTCTGCAGCGTGAGCATCCAGAGCGCATAGGGACCGATGATCGGCCACCCCATTTCAAGCCGCGGCTTGTTCACCGTCTCGGCGAGCTCGCGCATTTGGCCGATCGCCAAACGGAAAACGTGCTCGCCGTCGGCCCATTGCAACGTTACGGATCCGTCCGCGCTCATTGCAGTGTGATCGCACCGTCAGAGACGATGTTAACCGTCATGTTGACGCGGTCGGCGGTAATGACGATTTCTTGCAGCTTGCACGGGCCGAGCCAAACCTTCTGGAATGACGGGTTCGGGTCGACCAGCATGATCTGGATATTTTTCGACAGTGCCGATGTCCACCATGCTTCCCAAGTCGTAAAGCTTTCCTGCGCGACGACACCGGCGCCGCGGATCGTGCCTTGATAGGACACGACGTCACGCGCGAGCCAGGACGCCGCGTCGGGGTTTGCGCAGTCGGGAATGTTGGTATCGTTCATGTTCGCCGAGCGCGTGAAGCCCTTCGTTGTCAGGCCGCACGGATCGGTGAACACCTCGGGCGTTGCACCGTTTCCAAGCAAGATCAGAAATTTGGAGAACGGATAGGTTGTCGCGAGCGCCATGTTTGTTACTCCTTCCTCGCGTTACGATGGATCGGCGAACACCTGGAAAGTCACGACCGCATGCGCCGTTATGCCGTCGGGATCGCGTAGGTACTGGAGCTCGGTTGCGGCGATCGAAACGAAATGATGCCCCTCGAGCTTGAGCTCGGCTTGATCGAGCGCGTAGGCAATAGCGCCGCCGAGTTGCTTGACTTGCGTCGTGCGCGGCCCGAGCGCCCATGCGTCGATCTGGATCACCGCCTCGCCGCCGTCGAGGCAGTCGCCGCTATCGGGGATCATTTGGAAAAGCCCGAGCGACACGTAGGGCAGCACCGCTTCGTCCGGGACACCATCATACACTTGCGCGCCAACGATCGCCGATACCGCCGGGTCGGCCTTCAAGGTATTGATGATCGCCTTTTGCAGCGCGAGTGACGGATCGGTGTACGGCATCTAGAGCACGACACCAGGGAATTGAATCGCGATGTTGAGCACCGTTGTCGACGACGCGAGCCCGATCAAACAGACCGCGCTACCCGAAAGGACATCGGCGGTCGGGCAAAGGCCGCCAGGATTTGCCGAAAGATAATAGGCCGCGCCAGCGACCAGCGTGCCGCCGATCGTGATCGGCCCGCTCGTTTGCACGGTGAGCGGTTGATTAAGCGACGCGCCGTTGAGCGCGATTCCGACAGCGCGCCGCGCCTCGACCAATGCGACGTTATTGTCGGCGAGCAAATACTTCTGCACCGATGAGTCAAGGTAGACCGCCTGGCCGGCGAGAATAGTGGCGCCGGCCGTGCCGCTCACGCGCGTGACCGCCGCGCCTGCTACAACGTTACCCGGTACGATTACGATATCAGTCATCGATGTTGACTCCTTGTTTCAGGTCGCCACGCCGGACTCGGCGAGAACGTCGATCCACTTCCCATGCTCGACATCGCCGTAATGCGGATCCGTCACCGATCGAATGTTGTATGGCGTGCCGGTCGCAACGTCGGTGATCTTCCAATTCGTGCGGATCGTCGCCGTGTCGGGCGATCGGCGCATGCGAAACACCGCTGGTTGCCGTCCGGCCAGGCGCGCGGCCTCGACGGTTTCGCCGCCGAGCCGTGGCGTGATGTTTGCCGACACCGTGAAACAATCGAGCCAGCCCGTTGTGACGTTGCCGTATTCGTCGGAAACCTGGTTTGGCTTTGCCAGCGTGACGCGATGGCGGAGCTCACCGGCGCCGCTCGCCTTGCGCGCAAGATCAAAGACGGAAGGCATCGCGAGCATCCACGGTGTTGCCGGCCGGATCATTGTTGGAGCCAACAATCCGGCCGGCACCGGCGCGCTCAATTTCCCGAGCCGCGATTTCGAGCACACGCCGGTAGGTTATGCCCGCCTTGAATTGCACGAACCGGCGCTTGTCGAGCCGATAAGCGTAATCGCGCTCCATCTCGACGGTTTTCACGCGCGCGGCATCCAATAGGTCGCGATGACGTCGGTCATCCATCCGGGCGTCGCGGCTTGCGCGGCCGGGACCAAAATTTCGCGGTGTTCGTAGAGGTGCGCGCTGTAGCGCAACACGGCATCGAGGATGCCGGCGGGCAATGCGGTTTGATCCGCATATCCGCTCTTGAACGTGACGGCCAGGCCGCTCGCCCATGCGCCGTTGAGCGCGTAGATACCGACGCCGTGCGTGCTCATGGTCGTGACGGTGTAGGACGCGGTCGCGTCGGTCGTGCCGATTTTCGCGGTCATGTTGGTGACCGGCGATTCCGTGAATTTCGCGATCGCCTGGTCAGTGAAATTTGCTTGATCCGGCGTCCAGATATAGGTCGACGGATCGACCGTGACGTTGGTCAGCCGTTCAAACCAATCGATCGCGCGCGCGATCACCGAGGTGATGAAAGCGTCGTCATAGGTACCATCGACGCGCATTTGCTGCTTGGCGATCGGCAGCAACGCCGCCGGTAGCGCCGCCGGATCGGTGAGCGACGTCACGATCGAGCTCATCCGATCAATCCGGCCAGGTCGACCGACAGCGCCGAGCCATCGGTGCGGGTAAACACCAGGACGGTGTCGGCGAGCTCGACATGCGCCAGGCCGATGCCGGCGGGACCGGGTTCGCCGCGCTCGCCCCTTTCGCCGCGGTCACCGGGTTTGCCTTTCGAGCCCTTGGCGCCGAGCATCCAGCCGTCGCCCGGACATGGGCCGGGGTTATCCTTGACCGCGCGCCACTCGGAGCCGTTGAGCGTGACAACGTCCATCGCGCGGTATTCGGCCTTTTCATCGAACAGCCCGCACGCGCGGCCGGCGTAAGCGTCGCGGCCCTTGTATGCGATCGGCTGAAAATCGGTATGCGGCGGCGTCGCGGCGGTGTCGCGCAGCGCGTAGAACGTCGAGCCCTCATGGTAGATCAGCTTGCCCGCATAGGTGATCTGGCCGGCCTTGAAGTTTGCCGGCGCCTCGAATGTGCCGGCGGGACCGGGCTCGCCGCGCTCGCCCATCGGACCAGGCGCACCGTCTTTCCCGTTGACGCCGTCGCGACCAGGCGCACCGTCCTGCAGGTTCGCGAGTCGTTCGCGCGTCAGTGCCGCCAGCCGCTCGAGCTCGAGTAAACCTTGCAGCAATTGCGTCCGCTGTTCGGCCGCCTCGACTCTCCAGTCGCGGCGCACGTTCCCGAGTTGCTGGCGGATGCTTTCCGCTAGCGCCGTTGAACCGTTGAGATCCATCAGGCCGCCTCGAAATACCGATTCCAGTCGGAAACGTTCATCTTGGCGGCCGGGTCATCGGCTTGCGGTTTGGCCGGCTCGGCGGGTATCGGCGCCGCTGGCGGAATGGGCGCTTGCGTCGCAAACGACAGCGGTACGACCTGCTGCTGGACGCGCGGCTCGTCACCGTCCTTCGCGGCCGGCAGGCTTTCGGCGGCGCGCGCTTCATTCGGCGAATAGATGCCGCCCTGGACGGCGCGCGCGAGCCCCTCGATCCGGTCCTTGAACGCCGAGCGCATCAGCACCTTGGAGTCGAGCTCGGAGTATTCGCCGGTCGCGCCGCGGTCCAATTGAAACGTACGATCGAATGCTAGCTCGATATGGTCGAGCGCAAATCCCAGGCCGCTCGACAGCCAGAAATTCATCAACGCCTCGGTCGAGCCCATCGGTTGCGCTTCGGATCCGACCAGCGGCAGCGGAATGCGGAACACTTCGGCGATCTGCGCGTCCGACATCCGCATCGATTCAACGAATTGCGTGTCCTTCGGCGCGATCGTCATTGGCTCAAACTTCAAACCCCAGCCGAGTATTGGCGTGCCGCCCGCGCCGAGCCCCTGGCTTTGTTCGTTCCAGCGCGCCCGGAGTTCATCCATTTGCGCGCGCGTCAGTTCCTTTTCGGTCTGCAACACGCCGCTCGGGCGGCTCATGTTGGCGTAGAAACTTGCCGATTGCGCCATCGCGTTGTTAGACGCCGCGATCGACAGCGCAGCCGCGGCGAGCGGCGTCTCGCCGCGCAACGGGTTGATGGTCGGTGTATGCAGCTTGACATGCAACACATCGCGCGCCGGCACCGCGGACAGCGTCTCGGGCAATAGGTCGAGCTCGAGGAGCCGGTTATCGATCACGTTGTTGCCGCCGAGCGAATAGAATATCTCGCCTTCGTACGGTTGCGCCCAACACATGTTTGGCTGCATCAAATGCAGCGACGAAATCTCAAACCGGTTGTTGCGCAGCGCGAGCGCATAGGCGTTGCCCTGCAGATAGAGCGAGCGCACCAGGTTAAGCAGGAAATCCGAGCGGGTTTGATAGTCGTTTGGCGCGCGCATCACGCGCGACAGCGCCGAGTTTTTCACCTCCTCGCGTCCGCCGTTGCCCAGGTCGCGCCAATGCGCGAGCGGACACATTGCGATCGTTTGCGCATAGGCCGATACGCAAGCCTCGACCATTGCCGAGCTCGAGCTCATGCCCGGCGTGTAGCCCATCTGCCAGAAATTTTGATATTGGCCCCATGACGCGGGAATAAACCCGTTCATGGTCATCCACGGGCCATCGCGGTACGCGCCCTCGGCCGCGGCCTTCGGCCGGAACGGCGCCGTGAGCGCGGTCAACCAACTCATCCGGCGCCGCCCTTCGTCCGGTAGCTGCCGCCTGGCGCCGGCCGCATATCGCGCGTCCGCGGCTCGGCCGGCTTGGGTTTCGGGCGCGCCGCTACCTTGCGCGGCTTCTTCGGCCGCGACTTAGCGGGCATGGCCGCCCTTGCCTTTCGGAGCCGCACCGCGCGCGGCCGGATCCTCGGCCGGCGGCTCGACATAGGCCGCCGCATAAGCCTCGGCCGCGGCGAGCGCGGTCGCATATTCGGCCTCGGTGAGCGGCACCGGCGTCGCGTCCGGATCGTGCGGTTTTTCCTCGAAATCGACCGCCCATTTGTCGGCGATCGCTTGCGCCGCATCAGCGTTCGGGAAATGCAGAATCGCGTCTTTCCACGGGCCGACCGTCACCAACAGCCGCAACGAGTCGATGTACGGATATGCCTCGGGCGGCGTCGACACGTTCATCGGCGTCACCTCGGGCGCCGTCCTGGCGGCCGCGCGCTCGGTCGCCTTCGGCGCTTCGTGCTTGGGCGGCTCATGCCGCGGCGGGTCCTTGTCGTGTTCCTTGACAACCATTTTGACGATTCTCCTTCGCGGTTTTTTGACAACCCGAACGGGCGGCTTTTTGCGAGCCGCCCGCCCGGTACGCATCACCAGGTCACGGCAGCGATAAACGTCACCATGCCGGTGCGGCGCATCACCCAGTTCATCGGCATGATCATCCGGATGCCGATCGATCCGGTTTGCCAGAGCGAACGAACCGGCGCGGCGACCGAGCCGATCGCCGGTGGCTGGACCGTCCCGCCAACGATCGGCAGCGGCGCGGTATCTTCTTCGTGGATCGTCGCGACTTCGGAGACATCGAATTCGGCCGATGTGCCCGTCACCGATGCGAAGTCCGCCGCATCGACCATGATCACCTGGCCGGCCGGCACGGTGGTCGACCAGACCAGCGAGACGTTGCGCACCTGGCCGGTCCCGGTGTCGAATACAAACTCGCCGAGCGACGACATCGCCCAAGCGATCTTGTTGTACTGCGCGATGTTCATGATCATCACCAGGTCGCGGCCGCCGCGGGCGGTCGCGATCGGTGCGATCAGCGTCGTGATGTCCTCGATGATCTTGAGATACGGTGTCGTGTTCGCCGAGGCGGCTTGCGTCGTCAGGCCGTTGAGCAGGCCCGCCGGCCGGATCGAGTCGGCCGCCACGTTGTCGATCAGAGCGGTGTCGAGCGCCTGCGCCGTGTCGTCAATGATCGCCTGACGAACGACGCCTTCAATCGCCGGTGTCGAATGCTGCGCCATCTCCCGGGTGAATTCGGAAATGACCGCCATTTTCTTCGGCGTCAGCGTGATGGACGAAAGCCCCAATTTGCGCACGGGGATCGCCTGACCTTCCCCGACAAACGAGCCGTTGATCGTCGGCGACGAAAGCCGCGCCGGGATCTTGATCGAGCCATACGATCCGAACGTGAAGCTCGGGCCCTTGCTCGACAGTGTCGGGAAGATCGCCGATCGCGGCAGGAGGTTCAGATAATCGGCGAGCATGACAGCCGAGAGCTCGGCCGCCCAGCCGGCGACCGTCGTCATGGCCGGCGCCATCGCGGTGCGCAAGACAATGCCGATGTCGTCGTTGCCGGGGTAGCGTTCCTGCAAAACCTCGGCGAGCGGCTTGTTGGTCGCCTTGGCAACGGCAATCGCCGTTGCCGCCTTGAACACGAGCTCACCGGGCTTGTCGGGCATACGCCGCGGCGCATGGCGCAAG